CCGAACGTTGGAGAACGACAACCATTGAAGAAATGTTCAGAAAGAGATTTGACAAAAATCCAGAGATCGACAATAATTGGTTGATCGAAAATAAAGTTATATGCGCTGATGTAATGAATCACACTGTTATTTTGAATCCTAAACTGAAAGATCGTCACTTTTTCAAGGTCATGGATACATACACAACATTTCAAGCATTGGATATGTGGATTTGTGGCACACTTGCATATCCACAGAATGCGATGGTGATGTTGGATGACAAATCGATGATCGCAAAGCATGGGTTCGATAAGTGGTCTTTTAGAAAACAACCTGAGGGGTATGGAAAGTGAAAGTTGAAGCATTTAAGTGTGATAGTTGCAGCACTATCATGCAAAATAAAGAAGCTGGATTCGAATTTCGTGGTAATGTTGCATACTTAGATGGTGGTGGCCTGATAGGGAATAATTTGGATGGCGACAAAGTCATCAAACTTGTGCATTATTGTACGTCTTGCACCATCCGCATTTTAGGGTTGCAGCACAAAGCAACCATCAGACAATCGGGAGAGTTATTGTGAGTCCAGAACTAGATAAGCAACTGTGTGAAAAGTATCCAAAGATTTTCCGTGATCGTCATGCACCGATGACCCAAACATGTATGTGTTGGGGTCTTGAAGTGGGTGATGGTTGGTTCAACATTATGAATCGTGCATGTTCATTGGTGCAGAGTTATATTGACCAGAAAAGGGCACAACGACTTTCTGCTATCAAATTCAATCGTGCGCTGAAGCAAGCATTGGAAAAGAACAATAAGCTACCACTAATCAAGCATTATACAATTGGTGGTAATGTTGAGTGGGCAGAAAGACAAGTTGAAAGGGATTTGTCAAGGCCCCTATATAGACCTGTACCAGAAACTGTCAATCAAGTTGTTGCAACACAGGTCAAGGAAAAATTTGGCACTCTCCGGTTCTATTACAACGGTGGTGATGACTATTGTGATGGTGTGATTCATATGGCTGAGTCAATGACTGGGTGCACTTGCGAAGAATGTGGGAAGCCAGGGCGAAGTAACACCAGTGGATGGATTAAAGTGCGTTGCCTCGAGTGCTTTAAAGACGAAACTTTTGGGAGTGATGTACTATGAGTGAGAAGTGCTTTGAATGTGACAAACCCGCTGAATGGGTTCGTTATACACAGTTCGCAGGTAACCATTATTTCTGCGAGGAACATGCTAGGCAAGAAGAAGATTTTAAAGGAACAAGTCCATCTTATTATGATTGGGAGAAAATAAATGAGTGACAGATTCGATATGGAGCAGCAAATTATGGCAGTGTGGGGTATGTGTGAAGAACTCGACCTGCTGATGGAAGGTGTGATGGAAAAGGATATGAGCAGAGATGATATTTGTAATGCCCTACTTGGTTTGAAAGTTATGCATCAGTTGAAGTCGGAGAAACTGTTCGACACTTTTGAGAAACTGATCCGTGACGGGAGAATGGCATGAGTAAATTCTGGGGATGGGTTGCCAATAAGATAAATGACAGGGAAAAGAACAATGTGATTTTGATGCCCTCACTTAAAACAAAGGATTCGATGGATCTTGCCGGTGAGAATAAACTAGAGTTCACTGTCCATTTTGCTGAAGGTGGAGTTGTTCTTCAGAAGCACAGTTATGATCCCATTAAAGATCGTAGTCGCAATAAGCTGATGATCATTTCCGATGATAAAGATATTGCGAAGGAGATCGGTGAGTTCGTGGCTGTTGAAATTTTGAGGTCGTAAGTAAATCAATAAGTTACTGCTCCTGTTGCATTTTGTACTGCATTTGTTATAATTGGTACATCGAATAGCAAGAAGGAGCAGCAAAATGTTCGTCATCGTCAATACACAAACTGGGAAAGAGCACAAGCTCAAAGGTTGGCATACGTCCGCCGCAGTGTATGATACCGAACGTGGTGCCAAGACTGCATGTACCAAGTTGAACAAAAAGGTCCCTGGTTGGGAAGTGATGGAAATTGGCGCATGGCATGTCCTCAAGGCGCTGAAATTCCCAGTCAAAATGGTCAAGAAAATCAACATGATGTCTGGCAAAGAATATTTCGAGGCGGAAGATACCCCTTGTTATATGTCGCCTGCATGTGAATCTTACTGGTCAGCTTGATTTTATCATAACAAATGAACCATCTGGCAGATATTTTCGTTTTGTTCCTTTTTTTGATTCTGACATTTTTTGATTACGTTCAGCACTATATGGGTTTATTTCGCCAGAGTCTATTCGTTTTTGTCGAGTTTCATTTCTCTGAATGACAGAATCTAATGGCATTTTCCAACCTGACCCCTTTCGTTTGGCATTTGTTTTATACGCTGTTTCACTCATTTTTCGTTTTTGTTCTTCTGTTTTAGGGACACCTTTATGAGTTTTAGAAGCTACAATTTTGGTATTTTCGGATTGATTAGTTGGGCCTCTAAATTTGGGCCCGCCATTGTGTCTGTTCAGCCAATCTGCCCTTTTTGCAGCATTTATTCTTGACAATAATCGATGTTCCCACAATAATGCTTTTTCAGGTGAATCAAACAATCGTTTAACTTTAACAGTAAATGAATCTGCGCCAAACTTTTCAATTAATCTTTTAACTAACTTCGAAGATGAGAAATATGTTGTCCATAAATCGATTGGTGAGCATCCCTTGGAGTATTTTATTCCATAGTAATGTTTTCCTGTCAATTTATGATATAAGTGATAACTAAATGGTTGTGTCATATAAACCTCCTTTCATTTATTTATAGTAAATGATCGTACTGGAGCATGTAATGATGAAATATATTTTAAGTTGGAGCATGTAAAATGAGTGGTTGCTACGTCATCTGTCGGGAATGTGGTGAGAAACACAGCACCGAAAAAGTCGAGTTTGTCGACTGCTGTGAGGGCGATCGTGGGCAAGATGTTATGACGTTCATTTGCCCTGTGACCAAAAACGAAACTGAGAGCAATGTTTATCGGGGGTACTTCGAATGATTATCTCGAAACGATACGAAAAGGGTCAGAAGTTCCTTGACTTGGTGACATACACGCAAAGAAGTATTGACGAGGATGGACTGCCGGTTATTGACCAATGCTGGGAATGTTTCATCTACGAAAACGGGAGTGACCCTGACGAGCATAAATTTGTTGAGTTCGGCAGCGAAGCACTGGCCCTCATGTTCATTAAACAAAATGGGTGGAAGGAGCAAGTACTGTGAGTATTTCAGCCGTATTTTTTCATTACATGCTAATTGGTTGGCCGATTTTTACTGTCGCAATGATTTTATTGATGGCCAAGAAAAATGGTCAATTGACTGTGATGGATGTATTTGGTTCTGTGGTTATAGGAATATTACCATTCTTACGTGAGGTTCTGTTATTTACTCTCCTCGACATAACCAATAAAGTTATCTGGACGAGAAAAAGATGAACCCAAGAATCCTCATTATGGGCCTACCTGGCTCAGGTAAGACCACACTGGCAACCAAACTTGCTGAGTCATTTCCTGCCGCAGTTAGACTAAATGCTGACGAGGTTCGGGCTGAAGCAAACGATTGGGACTTCTCAGACGAAGGTAGAACCCGCCAAGCGAACCGTATGCGTGACTTAGCCGACGCTGCTGCTCCGGATCTTGTTATTGCAGACTTTGTTTGCGGCACTATTGACCAGCGTGACATTTTCCGACCGCACCTTCTTATATGGATGAACACGATTAAGAAAGGACGGTACGAAGATACCAATGCTGCATTTCGTGAGCCATGTATTTGCGGTATTCGGATTGACTCTTTTGATGAAATCGATTTGCAGGGAATTGTTGGTAAAATAAATGAAGTTGTTAGCAGTGGACAGAGCAATTGTGTATGTGAGGAAACGTAATGAAACTGACATATAAAAACGAATGGGAAAGCGACAAGTTTTTTGTCGATGGCAACCCAATATCTGATCTTAAGAAGGTCAGGATTCTTGAAAATGAGTATGCAGTGACGTCGAGAGAAGTCAGTGTGCCATATAGCGACATGGGCCACACTTACAATGCAATATCTAAGCATTACTACATCAAAAAGAATGTATTTGGAAAGGTGTTGGAATTCGATCTCGGCAGACTTATTGACAAAGGTATCAAAGTTTCTGCATTGAAATATACGTTGGAGGATGGACATGAGTATTAGGAAATTAGCTAGCATACAACGCATTCTTAGCATCGATCCCATTGCCGGTGCTGATGCAATCGAAGTTGCAACTGTGAATGGGTGGAAGGTTGTAATTGCCAAAAAGGATAACTTCAAAGTGGGCGATCTTGTCATCTACTGTGAGGTCGACTCCTGGATTCCACACTTGCTCGCCCCGTTCCTCAGCAAAGGACAAGAGCCGAGGGAGTACGAAGGCATCAAAGGTGAACGGCTGCGCACTGTCAAGCTCAGGGGCCAGATTAGTCAAGGGTTGATTCTTCCGTTGCACGTCGTATGGTCGGGCGCTCATATCAACGAGAGCTATATTGGTGATCCACCGTGGGATTATCAAGGTGATTGGGAAAAAGATGACCACACCTTGAACGAGGTCAACATTCGTGTTAATGGTGAGTGGACTTACGGCACGATTGAAGGGCTAGATGTCTCCGAGAGATTGGGCATCGTCAAATACGAGCCGCCGGTGTCAGCACAGTTGGCAGGTATCTCACTCGGCGCATTTCCGTCACAAGTCCCAAAGACTGACGAGGAGCGTATCCAGAACCTTACCAATGAGTGGAATGACTTGATTGCTGCACGTTGGGAACTGACTGAAAAGCTAGAAGGCAGCTCAATGACTGTTGGACGGATCAACGGCGAGTTTATTGTCTGCTCACGGAACCTGAACCTGCGTGAGACTGAAGGTAACACTCTGTGGGCCCTTGCACGTAGGCATGGCATTGAAGCAAAAATGATTCGTGCAGAACTTGACAACTTTGTTATGCAGGGTGAACTCATTGGTGAGGGCATTCAAGGTAACCACTACGGCATCAAAGGCCAAGAGTTCTATGTCTTTAGCATGTATGACATTGAGGCTGGCGAATACGTTTCTAGGAAACACAGGGAAATGATTGTTGAATCGATGGGACTGCCGCATGTTCCGGTTATTGCATTTACTGCTAACCTGACCGACACTCTCGGCATTAAGACTGTTGCTGATGTGCTGAAGTTTGCTGATGGCAAGTCGTCGCTTAACCCGAAGGTGCTGCGGGAAGGTGTTGTGTTCAAGGAGATTGACGGACAGCGGCACTTTAAGGCAGTATCAAACGAATATTTGCTGAAGCATGGATGATTTGACGATAAATCAAATCTTTTGTATAATGCGTAACATGATTCACCTACTTAAAGGAATAACATGTCAGTGAATGTTAGTGAGAACCGTACAGTAACTACCAGGCAATTGAAAAATGCATTGGGGTATTGTATCCGAGCAAAGCGACCAGCTATGATTCATGGTTCGCCCGGTATTGGTAAGTCTGATGTAGTATCTGCATTGTGCTCTGATATGGGTGGTGTTCTATATGACATGCGCCTGGGACAGTGCGAACAGACCGACCTTCGTGGTATGCCGTTCTACAATAAAGACTCGGGCAAGATGGAATGGGCGCCGCCAGTTGATTTGCCAGATGAAGCAACTGCTAGTAAGTACCCCATTGTGTTCCTATTCCTTGATGAATTGAATACTGCTGCGCCATCAGTTCAGGCCGCCGCATACCAACTGATCTTGAATCGTCGTGTAGGAACATACGAACTGCCGGATAATTGCGTAGTAATTGCGGCAGGCAACAAGGATAGTGACAGGGGTGTTGCATACAGAATGCCGACCCCACTAGCCAACCGTTTCGTTCACTTTGAGCTGCGAGTGGATTTTGAATCGTGGAATGATTGGGCAGTTGAGCATCGCATTCACAAGGATGTTGTTGGATTCTTGAACTTCAGCAAAAACAGTCTTTGTGACTTCGATCCCAAGTCCAACAGCAAGGCATTCGCAACCCCTCGCTCCTGGGAATTCGTTTCGCAGTTGCTGGATGACGATTGCGATGACAACACCGCAACAGATATTATTGCAGGTACAGTTGGTGAAGGGCTTGCGTTGAAGTTTCTTGCTCACCGCAAACACGCAAGTAAGCTGCCTGATCCCAAGAAGATTCTGGATGGTTCTGTGACCGAGTTGGCGACCAAAGAAATCAGTGTGCAATATTCCCTGATGACCTCTTTGGTATATGAGCTGAAGGATCTGTGGGACAAAATCGGAAAGACCAAGGATGAGGCCCGTTGGCACGAAGCGGCAGACAATATGCTTGCATTCATCATGGCAAATGTCGGTGTTGAAATTCAAGTTATGGGCATGCGGACTGCACTCAGGAATGAAAAGTTTAATCTACCATTCACACCAAAGAAGTTGAAGAATTTCCAAAAATTCTACGACACAGTTGGTAAGATTATTCTGAAGGCATCCACTATTTGATATGGTTGGGCCGTCATCTCAGATGGTTTTGCGAGAAAGTATGCAGAGAAATCAGCTGTGGCATATGATCCGCAAAACCGCAGCAAACGATCCGATTTTGAAAGATATGCTAGATCAAGTTGAAGTTTATTATAGACTGAAATATGATGACTACCACAAAAATAGAAAAGACTGATCCAAGAAAAGATGAGCTTGCCCGGGAGCGACTTATTGTTTCCCGAGTTGCCATCCTCATGCAACAACCATTCTTTGGTAATATTGCGACACGGCTGACGCTGCAAAATGCAGATGATTGGTGTCCGACCGCCGCAACTGACGGTCGCCATTTGTTCTACAACTCTGAGTTCATATGCAAACTGAAGGAAAAGGAAGTCACTTTTCTTGTTGGTCACGAACTTCTGCATGTGATATATGACCACATAGGTCGCCGTGGCACTCGAGATCCAGATTTGAGTAACATTGCAGCTGATTACGCTGTCAATGATTCTTGTGTTGAATATCGCCTTGGTGAAAAGATTACTAGTGTACCTCTACTATATGACCCAAAGTATCATGGTTGGGCATACGAGCAAATTTATGACGATCTATTGAGCAACTGCAAAAAGATCGACATGGACAAATTGATGAAGATGGTTCTCGATGATCATATGGAGGATAGTGAAGATGGATCTGACCCCGGTACTGGATCGGGCAGCCGTCCTGTCCTAACTGCAGAAGAAAGGCAGCAAATCAAGGACGAAATAAAAGAAGCGATGCTGAGTGCGGCGCAGGCGGTAGGTGTTGGAAACGTGCCAGCTGGTATCAAGCGACTGATTGATGGTCTCACAGAGTCAAAAATGGACTGGAGGGAGATTCTCAATCAACGGGTTGAGGCACAAATCAAAAATGACTTCACATACATGAAGCCTAGTCGCCGTGGTTGGGGTTGTGATGCTGTACTCCCAAGTATGAAGCGGGAACCTAGTGTTGAAGCTACATTGGCATTGGATATGTCGGGCAGTATCGGTGTACCTCAAATTAAAGACTTCTTCGGTGAGATTAAAGGTATCGTTGAGCAACATGCATCGTTCAATATTGGTGTATTAACATTCGACACTCAATGTTACAACTACCAAGTCTTCACAGAAGATAACGTCGATGAGATTTACAACTACGAGCCTCAAGGTGGTGGCGGAACTTCGTTCGATTGCATCTATGATTTTTTGAAAGAGCAGGAGATTGAACCAAAGCAGTTGATAATCTTTACGGACATGGAATGTCACTGTTGGGGTGATCCGGACTATTGTGATACAGTATGGCTCGCCCACAAATCTAATAGAGTTGCTCCACATGGGATGACTGTGAAATATGAGTAATATTGACTTTAGTTTTATTGGGTGGTGTAAAGAAGCTAACCACGACAAAGTTTGGACTTCGTTCTTCGCAGAAGGTGCATGGTATTCTGCTTGGGGGCGTCGTGGAGCAAAACTACAGTTCAAGAAATACCACAGCCGGATTGAAATGCAATCGGTCGAGCGTAAAAAGCGTTTGAAATATAAAGAAGTGGATGCATTTCTATTATTCACATTGTTCCCCGACTTTGAGGATAAAGTTGGTGAGGAACTGTTGATGAAAACTTTGATGGGTAAAGTGATATGAATTTAGAAAACATCTCAACTGATCAAGCTGATCGCATTGTTGGTGCCGGCATCGAACTGATGGCAGCTATCACCGCCGCATTTGGTTCTGAGGACGGCATCCAAGTGTGGAATGCACTATCAGATACTTTGGGTAACGACTTCAAAAGTGCAATCTTCATGGCAATGCTGCAAGGTAGAACCTCAGGTGTTGTGGTTGTGCAACCCGCACCTAAATTGAGGGCGGGCACTATGTTTATTGATACAATCAAAGTTATTCGTCAATACACAGGTATGGGGTTGAAGGATGCCAAAGATTTTGCTGATGAACTGAATGACGGAAGAACAAAGACGGTTGAGATTAAGTTCGATAAGAGGAATGAGTTTATACAAGGCTTGCGTAATTGCGGAGTAACTGCAACATGAATAATACAGTATTTAATGGCTCTTCTATCCTAAGTAATTCTCTTGCAAGTGGGAGTTACATTTCTGCCAATACTAGTCCGACTACAATGACTCTTAAAAATGGTGATGCTCATTTTGAGGGTGATGTGATTATTAAGGGTGTTTCGATTGCTGAAACAATGGAACAAATAAATAAACGCCTTGCAATTCTGATACCCGATCCTGAGAAATTGGCTAAGTATGAGGCATTGAAGATCGCTTATGACGAATACAAGTTGATTGAGGCATTGCTACATGAACCATGACTTTTTGAGGTGGGAATGATTTACTCTGTAAGAATTTGGAATGACGATTTAGGTATCTATTTAGATGAAATGACATTGTGGGCGATGGAGAACTGCTCTTCATTTCATTTAAACTATTCAGAAGACTATAGTGACACCAATAGCGGTTCGCTGCCAGCTGATACTTTGTATGTGTTCCAATTTAAAAATGAAAGTGATGCAGTATTTTTTGCACTAAAATGGAAATAAAAGTCACACTCCCATATGATAACGTTTGGACCCCTCTAGATTGGGCGAAAGAAAATTGCCCAAGCTATATTACCAATGACGTTAATAAAGAATCCCTTGCCTTCATAAACGTTAATAAAGAATCCCTTGCCTTCATAAGCAAAAGAATTTACATTGATTATTTCTTTAGTGACGAAAAGGATGCGGTTTTGTTCGCATTGAAATTCAAATGAGTGTATTTTATCGATTACCAAACATGGAATGGGATGCTCGGCCTGTTCCAAATTATACTATGAAGGATAAGTACGGCACAGATGTGACTTTATGGCGGCACTATAAAGATGAACTAACGGAGATCATCGAGTGGATCCGTGTGCATGAAATTTACCCGATGCCTAAAATAGAATTTCACAAAGATGAGGACTACCAAACACTCGAACTAAAAGTTGGTGTGTATATTACATTCATAAATCCGCATGACGAATTACTTTTCAGAATGCAATTCTTATGATATACTGGGAGGTTGTTGTCAAGGCTGGTGCCACTGACGAAGAAGCTTATAATTTCTGCAACAAAAATTTTGGCCCAGACATCCGGAATAATAAGATGGTTTGGGAATATAAAGGTAAAGGATTGTTTTATATCTATCGAGAAGAAGATGCAGCTTTCTTCATGTTAAAATATGGTTAATGATCTAAGTAATTATTTCAATGACTGGACGTTGGTCGAACTACTTCCGGGCAGTTTATCTGGTGCATACGGCGCTAAGACACGACGTGACACAGTGGTTGAATTTTGTGTCGAACATTTCGGAGTACAAGGTGGTTGTTGGGATATATTGTCACAAAGGGATGAAGTCCTCGTTACTACCACCAGAAGGATTATTTGGAGGTCATATCTCAGATTCAAAGATCCGCAAGATGCACTGTTATTTCGATTACGTTTTAGTGAAATGGTAAAGTAATCAATGGGTTACATGCCATCTTGTGTTTATACCTGCCTTCATGTATAATGAGTCAATGGAATTGAAATGGTGATACTATGACAACGCAAGATACAACCAGCCCGGCATATCATTATGCTCGGCGGAAAGAGAAACAGGAAGCTGAAGATCATCAAACATTTATTGATGGACTAAAGCTATTAGGGTTCAACAAAGCAATGAATACTGTCGTTCAGTTATGTGAGATTGCGAGTAAGAATCACATTGACGGAGCAATGACTATTCGTGCAGCAGTTATCGCAATACAGGATGAAGAGAATGCCAAACATAGTGCCTGAAAAGCGTGATCAGTTAAATCACGTCCTATTCTTAGACTTCGACGGCCCGTTGTTTTCTGACAGGTACATTGTATATCACCCAGATAACCGCAGGCCATACCCAGGTAACGTTGCAATGCCTGACAACATCAACTACTGGAAGATGGATCCTTTGTCGGTCGATATGCTGAACTTCATGCATGATATATTCGCATTCACCACGGTTGTTAGTTCATCGTGGAAGCGGTTCGTGAATAAGGAGCAATGTCAAGATCTGTTCGAAGTCAATGGTCTAAAGTTGAATTTGGCTGATGATTGGGCCACGGTTAGGATGGATACATTTGGCCGCAGACAATGTTGCAGGGCATCTGAGATTGCAGAATACATCGACAGGCACGGCATTGCTGAATATATAATTCTGGATGATCCAGGTTCTGGACTGTCACTTGATGACCACGATAACCACACCATGGAAAAGCACCGTATTGTTATGGTCAATCCAGATGTTGGTATCGGATCATACGAGCATCGTCAGATGATGAAGATTATTAATAGTTGGGCTGGTATTCCTGAGAGCCCTTTGAGTAGATTGTGGGGGTAATGATGTTACAAGGATGGGAATGTCCAAAATGTAAAGCGGTTATGGGCCCTGCAGAGAAGGTGTGCGTTAATTGTAAGGGTAGTATGCATTTCCCTTACACATATGATCCCTTGCACCCTGCATTCCAACCATATATTCACGATAACACACAATGTCTTGTTTGCGGTGGTTGGCATCATGGACTACCTTGCCCAAGATTTAATGTAACTTGTGAGTCTAATGTAAAGGATGAAAAATGAATATTGAGAAAGCGCTATCATCTGCAGTACTTATGTCGGATCCGGATTCAGGAGCCATGAAACGAGTTAGCCCCAGAAATTCCACCTCAATGCTGACAAGAGTTCTTGAACATTTGAATGAAACGGGCGAACTAGGAATTTTGCTTCTGAAGGATGATGAATTGAGAATTTGGTGGGGTGAGTGTCAGCGTAAAAAAGCTGAACAAGCGATAAAAGATGCTGCAATCGAAAAGCTAAAGCGTGAATTTAGTGATCAAGAGCGTGAATTTATATACAATTATATGCAAATGGAAGGACGAGTGTGAGAAGGATAGTATGCGCTGCCATTAGACACAAGAATGGTGACATTATTATAGGCCCGCGGCACTTCGATTCCACCATGCACAAGCAAATCGATCAGTACAAGCTGATTCATATTGACTGGAGAAGGGCAGAACAAGGATTCATTGACACGTGGGGAGACTTCTTAACACGAGAAGAAGCGCTTCAGAGGGCAGTTGAATGTGAGCAAATGACAGAAAAAAGAACATATCCACCACACAAACTGTATAGTGAGGATTTATATTGACATGGTTACTAAGACGATAAAATTTACAGTAAGAATTCCCGATTGGCTTTACCGCTATCGATGGAAAAACGTCAAGGGTTGGCTGCTGTTCTACATCAAACCTTACCGGTGCGCTGATTGTGGCACCAGAATGAACTTTAGTTGGTTCGATATTTGGCTGCCAGCCGGTAAGCTGCCACGCAGACTTGGTGTGTCGTACAACTTACCCAACTTGGAATGCCTTTGCCCTAAATGTACTCTGAAAAGATTGGATACAATGGTTGCAAATCCATTATTTGACATTTATCAAGAAAGGGAGCATTATAATATTCAAGATACCTGTGATGTTTGCGGCGAAAAGAAAACATCATATAAAGCAATCAGGATGTCGAATGCAAGTTCCATCGACAGTATAAGGTTTTGCACAGGTGGATCTTGGAATGGTCATCATGTTTGTTTGGACTGCACTAAGACAGCATTTGAACATGGTGAAATGAGTTCGAGTATTTACATGCAATATAGAGGTAAGAGTGTTCCGCAAAATGGCAGGGGGCTACCAGTCGTAGATGGGCATGTTAAGTTTCCAGACCGATAGTTCGGAATACAAATTTTTTAAGGATTATTATGGCACATGCATTAGAATTTCGTAAAGGTGGCATTCTCATACACCATGAGTGGGTTTATGATGATGAAAAGGGGAAAGGTCAATATGTCGAGAAAGATATAACCGACAATTGGTTTCATCGTCGTGACTTACCTTGCAAGCTAGGACCAGGCGTCACGTTAAATGATGTGTTCTTGTTTGTTGATCGTGAACCGGAGATTTGCGACATGATATTTGTCAATTCGTTCGCCAAAGCATTGTGGCAGGATTGGAAGAAGGTTTTCCATCAAACCAGGATCATGCGGCCGACGGATCACTATAGTCCAGACGACATTGAATTTTTGGAGTTGTACTGGAATCCTGAGATACACAATTGGGATGGTGTTGATGAAATCGATGGCGCAGAAAGTCCATGCTGCCATGGTTTGGGATATGAACTGCGTGAAGATAAGTTTGAGAAGTGGCAAGATACTCCATTCTTCAACAAAGGATATCGGATACCTTGGGCAATCGACTTTGCTCCACTAATTACATTGATCGATCTGCCTATCCTGCTGAATGAGAAGTTTGAAATCAGAGATGATTGGCGTAAGCACAAGAATGACATGAGTAACGTACCCAAACTTCTATCGTGCAACAAGAAGTTTTCATTTGAGCAAATAATTGGTGGACTGCTCTGGGAATTGTCATTCTATGGAACTGAGGATGAAAAGACTGCAAAGTGTGACGAATTAAATAGTATGGCGGAGGAACTAGAATTGACACAAAATACAGAAGGGAATATAATCAACAAATGAACAATACAAGAGATTTTTTTGAACAGGATCTGGCTGTTGATGATTGGGTTCTTTTCGGAACTCCAATGGACAAAGGTCGAGGGTTTTATGTTGGTAAAATTGTTAAATTTAACCCCAAGAAAGTGCTGGTTAAATATGACAAGGGCGCAAGAGCGACAGGTCAAACCTCAGAAACATTACTCTATAGTGAAGAGATGTTTAAAATTGATGAGCATTTAATGATGTTGTATCTTTTGAAAAGGAAAGTTTAATGAAGAAAAGCCAGATTGTCGAAGCTCTACATCAGGGCATTTGTACTGTAACTTTCACTAAAGTTAATGGTGATGAGCGAGTGATGCAATGCACATTAAGTAGTGAAATGATTCCACCGTCGGAAGCTATTCGGCTGGCAAACTTGATGCCCGAGCCTAAAGTCAAGGAAGTTGTTGTCAATAATACTATGACTAATCAGTCGCTTCTATCGCAACTTGCACAATTGCCGCCTGGTCGCAAAGTCAATGAGAATTTGGTCAATGTGTATGTCCCCGATGTTGGTAATTGGAGATCATTCCGTGTTGATAGCGTAAAGAGTTTTGTTAATGCAATAGGAGAAGAACTAGTATGAGTAAATTGATTGTTGTACCATCGAGTGCTGCTGATCGTAAAGATATCAAAACTAAGGTGCGGGAAGCTACTGACTGCTTGGTTCGTGTTGAGGGTGAGAAGGAGCAGATCAAAGCCATCGTTGAGCTGGTCGCAGAAAAATACGAGCTGCCAAAAGCATTTGTTAATCGTCTAATCAAGACTGCATATAAGGCTGACTTCGATAAGAATGTGGCAACTGAGGCAGATTTCCAAGAACTTTTTGAGGCAGTAATGCAGTAATGGCTAGACAAGCGAAAGCTAATAAAACCCAAGCACGTGTTAAGCTACACGTAAAGGCTCGCAAGGCCGCTTGGGAGAACAATGAACCAGAAATTTCTCCAATGGATTATTCTGGCTCACTTGTCAGGCTATTAAACTTTCATAATGCCGAAGTTGATGATAAACTTAAGCAGGGTTGGGCATTGGCATATTGGAAAGGCCAAAAGAAAAACATCAAAGGACTGTCATCGATCAAAGAAGGTCGATTCAGGCAAGTTGGTGTATTAATTCGACAGCTCGACCGTGGCGCTGCACTAGACGAAACTCATCTTGCATTCATTGAGAACAAGTACAAGGAGTTGATCAAAGAAGTCGAAGTTGAGAAAGAAGTTGTTAAGGGCGTTAGTGTCAAACCCAATGTGCAAGACTATATCAAGGCTCAAGTGTCGGCTCATGTTGCAGAGCTAGATAATGCATTGGATAAATTCTGTATCGATGAAACCGCATTTGATGTTACCGCATATTTGAAGAATGCACAAGTTACTGCTGTTGTATCGAAACGGGTAGGGTTGGCATTTCAGCATCATTTGGATGAATTCAAATCTGTTGCGTTAGCTCGTGAAAGAGCAGTAGAGTTGAAAAAGTTGAAGATCAAAGAAGATGCAATGACACCAGAGCAACTGTATGCGGTCGATATGAATTCTCAAATGATCGAAGCGTATAGCCATTATGGTACTGTTAAGTTGCGGCACATAATTGAATTCATTGAATCAATAATCAAAGATTGTGGTATTGCAGCAATGAAGGCGAAGGTAACAAAGGCTCCAAGGGTTAAGAAAGAAAAGCCTGCTGCGGTATTGGTTGCCAAGCTGAGGTGGTTGCCCGAATTCCCTGTATTAGGATTGAAGTCTGTTCGCCCAGAAAAGATTGTTGTGTCGGACGCATTGTATTTGTATGATACTGTTAAGCGGAGAATCATTCGATACATTGCACAAGACGGTATGTTGTTGTCAGTCAAGGGATCGACTATTATGAACTTCGACCCCACAAAGTCAGGCAGTAAGATTTTGAGAAAGCCTGAGCTGCAGTTGAAGGGTGTTAGTGATATGACAAAGCGCCCAATCAATGAGTGGTTTAACACAATCAAGGCAACATCTGGTATTGCCAGAGGTAGAACATCAGAAAGCATGATCATTTTAGGTATTTACTAAGGAGAAGCAAATGAGTGAGAGTTTTAGGAATCATCCAAACAACCCAGCTTGCCAGCCATTCAACATCAATGGCTCGAAGTGTAAGAGCAAGCGTATGACGGCATGGAACCCCAACAGCCCGAATTACTTCCTCAACAAGGGGTCTAAGAAGACCAAGGCAGCATTCACGCAGGAGGATGCAGTTGCTGAGGTTGTAGCAGAGGTGCAACCGTGAGGTATCATGTGCTTGTGAAAGAGCTGTGTTCTAATGCAATGGTCACAGTTATTGTTGATTCACATTCGAGGTTGGATGCACTTATTTTTGCAGAAGCTAAGACATTCGGCGGCTCTGCGATTGGTGTCAAGGACGATGCGCCTGTTGATTTGCACATGCATGGCACAATTCTACCAGCAGAAAAATTTTGGAGGGTAAGCTAATGAGCGAAGTATTTGAAAATGAAGCAGTGCAGACAGTAGAGCCACAACAAACATTGGCGCAGTTGATTCAGCCCGCACGTGGTAAAGATGAGAAGTATGAAGATTATGTAGTTCGCCGCAGGTCTGCCAATAAGGTCCTTAAGGAATATCTCCGTGGAAAAGTACAAGTATCATAAAGACGGCACTCAGCCACAAGATGGTGAGGTGTTCGTTTTTGGATCTAATCTAGCAGGGATACATGGTGCTGGTGCGGCAAGAGAAGCACATAGATCGTATGGTGCGATAATGAACAGGGGGATGGGATTGATGGGACAGTCATATGCAATCCCAACTAAAAACGAACGGATACAAACCATCCCTTTAAAAGATATTGCAGTATATGTCAAATTGTTTATTGCTGCAACAGAACAACATTACAACAGGCAATTTTTTATCACACGTATCGGTTGTGGTTTGGCAGGTTATACAGATGCGGACATTGCACCTATGTTCAAAAACTCACTAACCAATTGCAACTTCCCAGAAGAGTGGAGAGAATTTCTTGAGTAGACGTTTCAGAAAGAGGCCGGTGCATGTCGAGGGAGAGCAAATAGTTTTCACACGCCCGGGGTATAGGGGTGAGTGGGTTGCTTTTATTCCGTGGAATAAGTGGCAGGTTGTTACTGATTGGTGCACCAATATGCTTGGGCCAGGCGGTAACAATAAGAAGTGTAAATGGCGCCCAGCGAGGGTGGATCAAGACAGAATATATATCAGAACCAAGGAAGATGCGGTTTTATTTCAATTGACGTGGGCAGGTAATTAAGGAGAAAATATGGCTAAGAATGAATTTGATGCTGATGTTCAGCGAATGACAGAAACGGATCGACAACTTGCTGAGAGGTTTAACCCACCTGTCGTCGAAGAAAAGCGTGGCCCAGGCCGACCAAGGAAAGAAGTTATTGAGTCTGCATCCGATCCAAGGCACGGCGCTGAAGTGTGGGTGCAAGCAATTTGTGCTGCGATGATTTCAAAGCAAGTTGCTCATGCAGCTCATGTCGAAGGTATTGTGCCAATTGCCGATGCAGTTCTTGAGGCGTATAAAATTCGGTTCCCAATCAAATGATTATTATGGATTTCAGCCAAGTAATTCTTGGCTCGATCATGGTGAATTTGAAGAACGAGGCTAAGTCAGATAATCCTGATGGAAGGAATATGATTAAGCACTTGTTCTTCTCATCGCTGCTTTCGTTCAAAAAGAAGTTCAAAGACAAAGAGATGATCATTGCATGTGACGATCGCCATTATTGGCGTCGTGACTTCTTCCCACATTATAAGGGGCATCGAAAAGAAGGACGTGATAAATCGGTGCATGATTGGGATTTCATTTTCGAAGTTATCGAAGAATTGAAGCAGGACATTCGTGACAACTTCCCATACAAACTCATTCAAGTACCTGGCGCAGAGGCAGATGATGTAATTGCTGTCCTGTGCAAATACCTCCAAACAAACGATCTGGAAAAGGTCGGTCTATTTGATGACGAACCAAAACCAATCACAATCATTTCTGCTGATGGTGATTTTGTTCAATTGCAAAAATATAAGAATGTGAAGCAGTATAGTTCGATGCAAAAGAAAATGGTCGTACCCAAAATGTCCCTCCAAGATTTTATGATAGAGCACATTGTTCGAGGTGATGCGGGTGATGCAATCCCCAATATATTATCGCCCGACAACGCTATCGTTGATCATATTCGGCAGACGCCAATTAAGCAAAAGCTATTAGATAATTTTAAGATTAGTGTGATTGCAGGTGATATTGAAGGTGACATGAAGCGAAATTATATCAGAAATAAAACTCTGATCGACTTTGACTGCATACCAGATGACATATATAATAGTGTAGTAAAGGAATACGAGTCATATGAGCTGAAAGGAAATAGAACTAAAATCCTTAATTATATGATGCGTAATAAGATGAAGCATATGATGGAGAATTTAAGTGACTTTTAACCATGAACTGGATAATGAATGTTCTTAATCTATTCGCCCGTAACGATTTAAAATTTGAGCCTATAAGGAGCACGTGTATGGATAATGAAAAAGTGAATGTTGGTAATGCGAAACATGCATTTGAATATCTCACATTGATCAATGATGCATCAACCGAGGAAGAAAAAATTGGTTTGTTGAGGAAGTGGGGAGGTACGCCGCCACTCAATATGCTTTTGCCTTTAAACTGGAACAAAAATGTTGTTCTAGACCTCCCAGAAGGTGCGCCGCCTTATAAGCAAGATCAATCCACTCACCCCGACATGATGACCAATCTAGCAAGTCAGATTGGTCGTTTGAAGATTTGCGTGAAGCAGAATGATGTGAAGAAGCGTGATAAAGAGCGGGTGTTTATTCAAGTGTTAGAGCAAGTCCCTTATAGGGATGCAGAAGTTCTGTTGGCCGCAAAGGATCGCCAATTAGAAGAATTGTATCCAAATATAACCCCAGAATTAGTCGCTAAGGTATTCCCCAATTATGTAGCTTAATATAAGGAGTGTGGCATGAGCTTACTAAGTAACAAATTTGCGATTGTGGATTCAGTTACTTTGAGGATTTTAGTTACATCATATAATGAAGTTATCATCAGATCAATTTTCAATTCGGGATTTAAAACAAACAATGGCACTTTTAAAGTGATTAAAATTTAATGAGATACATATTTTGGGGTTTACTTTTCCCGGCAGCGCTAACAGCAAATATCTTAGCTGTAATTTTTATTCTTTGCGTTAAAACTGTTGCCCTTATAAAGCACCTTTTCGATCTTCCAATTGAGGTTATGAATGCGGTTGATGTTATATTAGAGAAATTAGGGAAAAAGGAAGAAGATGCCAACATTTGATTATCATTGTGGGTCTTGTGATTATACATGGGACGAAGTTCGTAAAATATCAGACAGAAAAACACCAGAATCAGAAGCGTGCCCCAATTGTCATTCGATAGGTTATGTCGCACAGACAATTTCAGCACCGCCTTCACTTGGAGATCCAGTTCGCCTTGGATTCACAAGACCGAATTCTGGTATGAGGGAGGCATTGCAGAGGGTGCAGGAAAAATCCCCCAATGCAACTACCAAAAATAATTCGACGTTAACTCGAATGTAACATTGGTTACTACTTATATTATGATCCCAATACTAACAACTAATAAGGAATCATATGGTACCAACTGCAAGAGCCCCACGCATAAAAAAAGATAAGGTGGTAAAATCCGTAAAGCCTAATGGAGACAACCTTCACCTTGCAATAAAAGTAATGCCTAAGACAGAAGGTCAAAGGCAAATGATGTTTGCATTTGAAGAGGGTTTAAATATTTTGGCATATGGATCTGCAGGTACTGGGAAATCATATGTTGCATGTCACCTCGCACTGAAGAAGTTATTTGCCGATCCCAAACGAAACAAGATAGTGATTGTTCGCAGTGCTGTTCAAACGAGGGAAATGGGGTTTCTTCCTGGGTCATTAGATGAGAAGTCTGACCCTTACAAAGCACCGTATAAAGCAATCATAAATCAGCTGTGTGGGAATGGTACTGCGTGGGACATTCTAACGAAGAAGGGAATGGTTGAATTCATTACATCTTCATATGTTAGGGGAATAACTATCGAAGACTGCACCATCATCATTGACGAGTATCAGAATATGTCGCAGCACGAATGTCAGTCTGTATTAACACGTGTTGGGGAGAATTGCCAAGTTATCATGTTGGGTGACACAAAACAAACCGACTTGAACAAGAAAAAAGAAGAATCATGTTTTGATTGGGTTCTCAATGTGACACGTAGAATGTCTGATTGGTTTGATGTCGTACACTTCACTCCTGCTGATATTGTTCGTTCTGGGTTCTGTAAAGCACTCATACTAGCTATAGAGGATATAGCATGACAATACTCCATAAACATCTTACATTGATTTCAAAATCTGAGAAGCTGGATGAGTGGGTTGATGCATTCAATTTGATACTACCTCAATACCAAATCGACACTAAACTTAGGCAGACAGCATTCTTGGCTCAGTGCGCACATGAATCTGGTGGATTCACCATCCTAACTGAGAACCTCAACTATTCATCTGATGGTCTTCAAAAAATATTCCCGAAGTATTTCAACAACCCAGCATCAGCTATAGCATATGCTCGCCAACCAGAAAAAATTGCAAATCGTGTGTATGCCAATAGGATGGGTAATGGAAATGAAGAGAGTGGTGATGGTTGGAAATTTAGAGGTCGAGGTTTGATTCAGCTAACCGGAAAGGAAAATTACACCAAGTTTAGCGAAGCAACCTACAATGATAAAAGGCTGCTCGACGACCCCGCATTTCTAATCACATTTGAAGGTGCAATCAGATCCGCTTGTTGGTTTTGGAACACAAGGAAATTGAATGAATTGGCTGATGCAAGCAACCTGACCGAAATAACGAAGAAAATCAATGGTGGCTACCATGGTCTTAGTGATAGATTGTCGAAATACAACACTTTACTAGAAGTTTTTGACATAAAATGATGTAATGTATATAATATATGTTATTTGATACAATATCCACTTTATGATACATAACTTATTGCCTAAACTTAAAATAACTAGAAACGATTCTGAACATGGGAGAACCTATACAACACCAGAAGGAAACATCTATCCCAGTGTCACTGAGTGGATCTCAAGAACAAGTGACAACAGTCACCTTGTCGAATGGAGAAATGCAGTCGGAAATGAAGAAGCCGACCGCGTTAGTTCACGAGCATCACGGCGTGGAACCGATTTTCATAATCTTGTCGAGTCTTTCCTTAGCACTGGTAACGTGGATTTTGGTAAAAATATTCTTCTGAAGAATCAATTCAAGTTATTTGGACCTGTGTTGGATCGGGTGTCAGATATCAGAGGACTGGAATATCCACTATATTCTGACATTCTTAAGTTGGCAGGAACATGTGATTGTATTGCATCATTTGATGGTGTTCCTGCAGTTATTGATTGGAAGACTAGTAATGATTTGAAAAGTCTCAGCATGATCGAAAATTATTGGCTTCAATTGACGATATATAGTTTGATGATAGAGGAACGTTATGGACTGCATTTGCCGCAGATCGTTGTTGCAATATCAGTTGATAGTATGAAGCCGCAAGTGTTTAAGGGGATTCGTAATGATTGGTTTCCGCTATTGGCGAAAAGGATAAAGCAACATGCCAATTAACATTGTGATTGGGGACAGTGCAAACACAGTCGAGGCCGCCGTGGATTTTGTAACTGAGCACTTAGGGGAATTTAATTCCGCACGACCTAAATGGGAAGTTGTTCGTCAGTTTCTGGCACCATGGTCGTATGTTTTTAGGTTTCACAAAGACACACCAGAAGAATTGTTGGTCGAATTTATACTAAGGTTTGGAGGTAGTAATGCTAGTTGACTATAAATGTTCTGGTTGCGGGAGAATAGAAGAAAAAAATATAAAGGGGTTCAGCCAAGAGCCTCAATTTTGCACGTTGTGTGATTCACCGATGATAAAGCAGTTGTCAGCACCTAGTTTCAATATCAAGGGATATAGTTATAAAAACTCATATTCAAATACAAACAAGACAAACAAGGAATAATATGGTAAAGAAATTAGATCTGAGTATGCTGTCGGGGTTGAATTCTAGCAGCCGACACAATAAGAATGCATTCTGTTTAATATTTGACGAAATCAACGAAGAAGTAGCTAAACAAGTAGTCCAATTTGTGATTGAGGCAAATTTTTGTGATCCTGAGGAAAGGCCAGACATTTTGAATTTGCTGATCAATTCACAAGGCGGATCTTTGACTGATGCTTTCGCCATCATCGACGTAATGAAGTCTAGTCATCTCCCAATTCGCACTGTTGGTCTCGGACAAATTGCATCTGCTGCATTGATGATTTTCATGGCAGGCACAAAAGGCCATAGAGTATTGACCCCTAACACTTCTATACTTAGTCACCGTTGGTCAGGCGGTGGTATTGGTAAATCGCACGAACTCTTTGCTATCAGTAAAGAGTTCGACTTAACTTCTGACCGCATGTTTCATCACTACAAAGAGTGTACTGGGCTAACTGATACTGTGATCAAGAAATATCTGCTGCCGCCTGAGGATGTATATTTGACTAGTGAAGAAGCGCTGCGTCATAAAATATGTGACAAGATTGCCCTATTGAATTGATTTTCGTGGCACTTTCATTATGAGGAATTAAATGGCTAAAATAGGTTTTGAATTTGAGTTTTTGCACCAACTACACGATGATGAAATAATGGATGACCTAGGAAGCAAGTATAACATTGTAATTGATTCATCAATCAGGCATGACGAGAAGTGTTTAAAACGTGACGGATGGCACCGGTGGGAAATCATAACACCACCAGAAAGCCCCGCAACAGCATTAAAAACACTCAGAACAGTGCAATCTTATCTTATTGATACAGGTGCACGAACAAACACATCTTGTGGATTTCATGTAAACTTGTCAGAAAAAGACATGGGGAAGTTCGATCCGCTGACCTTGATTGCTGTGACTGATGAAACAATGATAAGCAATACTTTCAATCGGCAGGACAACCCATACTGCATCTCTTGGAATTATTACTTCGAGCTTCTGTGGAAGAAGATCAATAGATACGTAAAACTTGACAAATATTTGCAGATGATTGATAATGCATCAATGCTTGTAAATTCTAGTGCTTATGGGGATTGGATTACCAATGATCACAAGTATGCACAGCAGGTTGCAAAAGAACTGGTCGACAAGTATGTTTCTATCAATGTATCTAAGCTAGAGTACGATTATGTTGAGTTTAGAATGATAGGTGGAACAGACTATCACCTTAAGATGTTGGAACCGTTTGTCTTAAACCTTGCAGAATCGGTAGCATATGCAGCTAAAGGAAAAGACAAAACAGCAATTGTTGATTATTTCACACAATATGGAGTTTAATTATGTTTATGCGTATGTTTAGGGATATTTTCTGCAATGAACCTCCGTCACTGGAAAAGCAAGAAGATGTTGATGTTGAGCTAAAGCGATTGCGTGATAGTCTCGACCAAAAGCGTAAAATCGCCATCGAAAAGATGGGTGACAAGTGGGTATTGCACCCAGCGCATCATGTTAAAAAGCAAGACGTTGCTGCTAACAGTCTTGGGTTCAGAACAGCATGATTGAAAGTCTACCGTTTCAAAAACACAATGGTGTGATGGTCGACCTTGAGACACTTTCTACTGAACCTAATGCGGCGATCATATCGATTGGTGCTGTGAAATTTTCATATCACATGGGTGTTATGAGTAAATTCAAAGTGAATATTTCTGGTCGAGATGGTCATGCACATGGACTACATATTTGTCCTGATACTGTTGATTGGTGGTCGAAGCAGAGTAAAGAAGCGCAAGACGCTTGGAAGTTGAATCCACAATCACTATCAGATGGTCTGAATTCGTTTATCGAGTGGTGGGGCGAAGATAAGAACTTGTGGTTCTACTGCAATGGGTTATCGTTCGATGCTCCTATCCTCCGAACTGCACTTGGTAAAGTTGGGCTAAAGCAACCTTGGCAATATCGACATGAGATGGATCTTCGTACCATCTATAACATGGTTGGGTTCGATAGGAACAAAAGAAATAATGATGCACTCCTTTACCATGATGCTCTAGCCGATGCTGAGTTCCAAACTAAAGAATTGCTTAACTTGTTTGAATGTGAGCCATTTTAGTTTTGACATATATAGTGCAGTGCTTTATAATGTAGGTTAATCATAACAAGGAGCGGCAATGTCAATATCTGACACCATTACAAACCGGATCAAAAATGCAGGCAGTAAGTTTTTATGTAATGATAATATCTCAGAATTTATCCATGAAGGTGAACTGAAACTTCTTCAAGATGAAGTTGAGGAAAAATTCAAAGGTGTACTCAAGTCATTAGTAATCGACACCGAACATGATCATAACACAAACGAAACAGCAAAGCGTGTTGCCAAAATGTTCGTCAAGGAAATTTTCTCAGGTAGGTATGTTGAGAGTCCCAAAATCACGTCGTTTCCAAATGCACAGTCATACGATCAACTATACATTGTTGGGCCGATTGATGTACGCAGCACTTGCGCTCATCACTTTCAGAACATTGTAGGTAATGCTTGGGTGGGTGTTTTCCCGGGTAAGAATGTAATCGGTCTGAGTAAGTTTAATCGAATTGTTGATCATATTTCGAGTCGTCCTCAAATTCAAGAGGAAATGACTGTGCAGATTGCAGATGAAATCGAACGCATTACAGATGCAGAAGGTATTGCTGTTGTTGTTAAAGCAGAACACATGTGTATGACTCATCGTGGTGTAAAGGCGCATGAGTCGGATATGGTAACGTCTGTCATGCGTGGTGCATTGCGTGAGCAACAAAAACTGCGTGAAGAATTTTTCTCTCTATTGCAAGGTATGAAGGGTTACCGAGTATGATTTTTGAATACATTGCAAGTGGACTTTCGTTTGTGTGGAAAAACACATTCGATGCAACTAATGGTGCTGATATCTGCGCCAAAGCAGTTGATATGACTGATCGTATGTTAGCGCAGCATCCCAACCACAAATATGGTGTGCTATTCAATGCATACACAGAAAAGTCTACTGTGCAAAGTGTTGTCGATGTTTTCGGTAAATACACCATTCAAGCAGACTCGGGTGGACTGCAGATGCTGACTTTGGCGCATGGTAATATTACAGACGAAGCCAAAGACAAAATTTATCGTGTGCAAGCAAAATATGCAACTATTGGTATGTCATTCGATGAAATCCCTGTGCGGATTGTCGGACACCGTGCCGAAATTCACGACATGGGAACGAAGTATTTTGACCCATCGATGATTGAGGAGTGTGCGATAGCGTCAGGTAAAAACTTGACAAGGCAGATCGAAGTGTATTTGGAAGAAAAATCTAAATGCAAACCGCTGATGATCATCCAAGGAAATTGTATGGAAACGTACAAGAAGTGGACTGACATAATCATCAAGCAAGTGCCACAAGATTATTGGCCATACATCGCAGGGATTTCTAGCAGTTCGTTTTCTTTGGGTAATGGGCTGAAGCAGGACGTTGAACGAGCTTTCACTCTGACTCAATTGCAGATCCCTGACCATATTAAAAAGCATGTGCACTTGCTTGGTGTCGGCGCAATGAATCGATTGATTCCTGCAATTCAATTTCGTCGCAGTGGACTGTTCACCGATGATATGTTGTTCTCTTACGACTCAACGAAACACACCGGTGGGTGCATTCGTGGTCAGTATCAACAAGATTCACAGATTGTTCAGCTTCGCAGAACACGGTGTCCAAAATTCCATGAAGCGTATTTGAACATTTCGGATTTCAGTAGGAACGTGCTGAATTATGATATGACAGAAGATGATTTCTATATGGTCATCATTCGTGGTAATTTGGAGTGGACTGAGAAGTACGGTGGAAACACAGGACGAATGTATGATCGCAATGTTACTGCATACGCATTTCTTCTGTATTCAGTTAATGAAACGATGAAGGCCACAGAAAAGATGATCAACGACGAGACGTACATTTCGAAGATAATTCGGGGTGTCGAGCCAGAAAATCTCTATGCCTTGTCGAAAATTAAGACTTTGTCCGACTACAACAACTGGGTCAAACATGCAGCACGACATTTGACTTCTAAGAGCGTTCGTAACAAAGATAAATTTGCAACATTAGAGGAGTTCATGTAATATGTGGTTTTCAGTAGAAGGGAATGGTATGAATAAAACTGAAGTGGCATTGGAGAGAATCAAAAAGGCAGCCCTACCAATTGATCTTGGTAGTATCTTTGCAGGCCATTCTGGTGGCAAAGATTCGTGTGTCATTCATCATCTAGCCAAACGTGCATTGGGTGACAGTATTACTACTGTGCATAATGTAAAGCCTATGCTGGGAACAAGTGGTGATCCTGTTGCTGCATTGACTGAAATGCACCCTGAGACGCTAGAGTTCTTGTACTCAAATGTTTGTAAGAAAGGTCGTGTGTTGTTTATGCATTCTAGCAATATGCCAGAGTGGGTCAAGGAAAATTCTATGCGGATGCAGATTGATGGTGCGAGGATTGCAGAAGCAAATCGCCCAGGCAAAAGCTCTGATATCATTCGGAATGGTGTCAATGTCAATCGTAGCTTGATGACAGAAATTGAACCTGTTGGTATTTTTGGACTGACAATTTGTTATCCTATTCTAGACTGGTCGGATGAAGATGTGTTCGATTATCTTAATGATAATGACCTGCCATTCAGCGCTGAGTATCTAAAGAATGGAGAATACGACTCTTGGAAATGGAAAAAGACACATGCATGAAAGGTATGTAATATTTGCACCTCACGTTGATGACGAGGTGATTGGTTGTTATCGATTCTTGAACTCACATAAAGTTGAGGCTGTTTATTACTTCTGTGAGTTGAGTGTCGAGCGACGCAATGAGGCTGTGGCTTGTGCAAACAAATACGGGTTCAAGCCTGTATTTGCAACCACAGACACTCTCCTTGTTGATCCTGATGTTGTTATTCTTGCACCAAACATCAACGATAAGCATCCGCAACACAATGCGATCAATCGACTTGCAAAGAAATTTCCGAACGTAAAGAAATACTATTCGGTTGATATGAATGTCAAATTTGATGTGCTTGAATCAAGTGAGCAATCAGATAAAAAGAATTCGTTGCTTAGTCTGTTTCCTAGTCAGGCAGCATTGTTTGCCGATGAGAAATATTTTCTATTTGAGTCACTTATTGATGATGACTCAAGGAAAATGATATGGGTAACATTTCAGCGTAAAGGGCTGCATCGATATCCACAAGCAGCAACAGCACCAGAACTAAGTGATGTTAGCTACTTAGGAAATGAACATCGACATTTATTCAAGTTCAAAGTGTCAATCGAAGTCAATCATGCAGATCGAGAGATTGAGTTCCATCAGTTCTTGAATTGGCTAGAATCGTTGTATGATGGAACATTATCATTGGATTATCGTAGTTGTGAAATGATAGCAGATGAATTGGCAGATGCTATTCGTAAAGAATATTCCGATAGAAAATTAATCATCGACATTTCCGAAGATGGGGAATGCGGTTGCACATGCGAGTACATGATATGAAAAGAGGTATTGAGTGTGAAGGCGAGTTTCAAGGGCTAGACACATTGTTTATTGATGCGTCCGAATTCAAAGGTATGTGTGGTGTCAAACTTTTGCCTCCAGTAAAGCAGATTTATATTTGTGACCATCAAAGTGTATTAGACTTGTATCATGCAGACTTAGCTTGGTTGGCTCTTGTTGAAGGATACAGAATAACGGTTGAGCGTCTGCAGTTTGAAGCCGCACCGTATTACATCAACATAATGCTAGTTGTTGATTCTGACTCATTTTGGAACCTTCGAGGCCAAGATCAAGTTAAGTTCTCAAAGGATTTGAATGTGTATGCAATACAGAAGAAGTCGATGCCATACACAAATCCAGTAGAATTCACCGGCGATGTTGAGATTTTTATGCAAACCAATTTAGAGGAAAAACATGACTAAGCTATATTATGTACCAATTGAGCCATTGGCCGAACGCTACACGCAGCAATGGTATGACAATTTCCCTCCGAAGTTTCGTACCGCAGGGTTTGATGTTGAAGTAATCGACGGCACACCACTATCGAATCATGTTGGTGTTGGCACGTTCTTGGATATCAACTCGACCATTGCATATAAGAATAGTCAATTTATCAAAATTGCCAACCTGTTTCATACAGGTCAAGTTGCCGATGGAAGTGTGTTCTTCTTTGGTGATATGGAATTTTGGGGACTAGAAAGTCTCCGCTTGATGGCTGACATGAACGGGATCAAAATTAAGATTTGTGCATTCCTTCATGCTGCATCATACACAATACAAGACGCATTTGCTATTGCTGCTCCATATCAGAAATATACTGAAATTGGTTGGGCTGTTGCATGTGATAAAATCTTTGTGGGTTCTCAATATCACAAAGACGCATTTTTTGATCGCCGCATCAAGAAATTGGCTGCTGAAGGATTGAAGCAGTTAAAAGATAAAATCATTGTTACTGGCAATCCACTGTTCAGCAGCGATTTCCCTGAATTTACGACCCCAAAGAAAAATCAAATCATTATCTCGAATCGATTTGATTGGGAGAAGCGACCAAACATCAGTCTCGACTTTGCGTATGTTTTGAAGAAGAAACACCCTGATTGGAATGTTGTTGTTACCACCAGCCGCCCGCAATTCAAGTCGAACAAGCAATGGCTGGTCGATTATGCTCGTGGTCTTGAAGCTGATGGTGTTATCACAATCATGTCAGGACTTACAAAGTTTGAGTATTATACGGAGCTGGCTCAGAGTAAGATTATGTTGAGCAACAGCATCGAAGAAAACTTCGGATATTGTATCGCTGAGGCACTTGTGTATGACACATATCCGTTACTTAAGAACAATCTATCTCACCCAGAGTTGGTTGAAAACGATAGTCGCTTGTTGTTTGATGATGAAGATGAGATCGTAGAAAAAGCAGAAGCATTGATGGCATCAGATTTTAAAGTACATCAATATGCTCAAAAGTACTTCTACAATCCTATTGACATGATGATCAAGGAAATGTCGTAAAACAAGAAACAAACTTGTAAAATAGAAACGCCAGTAGTCATAGCCCTTACTGACTACCCGAGCGATGAACACCAGCAGAACCACTAGCTGACCACGCATCGTTAAATAAGTGCCTACTTGGGAGCAGTCTACGTTACGCACAAAAATTGGTTGCACCGGGTCACCCTGCCTGCGGACATCGACACCTTAACAAAAGTCGGACTGGGAGACATGAATAAACCAGTTGCAACTAGTGGATCATTTAAATCCCGTCTGTAATTTATAAGACGACTTCGTCGTCTGGGCTGCGCCCATTTCATGTTTCTAATCAAGTAGTTACATTCAATGTTGCAAATTTGTGCCACTTGATGTATAATTGATGTATCGATTAATACCTAAGAGGTCAAGAAATGACACAATACATTGTTGGATCTGCAATTCATTACGGGACATACGGCCGTCAAATGGAAGTCAATGAAGATGGCGATGAAATTGAGGTCAAAGTTGCTGTTGTAAAACGGTCAAAGCGCGGCAGACCTCGGAAAGATGAAGTCTCAGAAGGCAATAAGATGTATGTAAATCCAGAGATGTATAAGGCATTTGGTTTATTCTAGGAGACATTATGTGCGTACAAGTGTATTCGGGTGACGTGTTGATTGACGAACGTGAGTTCACCACAGAAGTTGCTGCATTGCAATTTGCCGATTATTGGCAGGACGAAGGTTACAAGGTACGGATAACTGAGGTGGTATAATGGAAGTTCAAAAATTCATTCGGGAAAAGGGTTGGCAAGCACTCAAGGACGAATTGTTCATCGAGGTGCGGGAATACGACCATGGTTTGCGTGTGCTGAACTACAGCATGATCGAGTCGCCGAAAATGCACCCGGTTGTTGCAGAATGTCGTGCGCTGAAGTTGGATACTGATGGCAATGTTGTTTCTCGTGCATTCAATCGATTCTTCAACTTCGGTGAGGCTGGCACTGAGAACTTTGATTTCTCGAACTGCACTGTGTGGGAAAAGGCTGACGGCTCGCTGTGCCCTGTGTATTTTTGCCCGCAAACCAACCAATGGGAAATCTCAACCCGTGGTACTGGTTTCGCTGAGGCTAATCATGTATTCGGTACTAAGCGTGATTGTACTTTCCGTGAGGCGATTCTTGATGCTATGCGAATGACTGAGCAAGAATTTCAAGCCTGCATGTCATCTGTTGAGTTTCACAAGTCATGCACGTATGTTATGGAATACTGCTCGCCGTTCAATCGCATTGTGACTCCGTACTCCGAGCCGCACATGGTTCTGCTTGCTGTTGTGTCGAACATCACACACATCGAAGCGAACAACGCAGGCTTGGCAGAATGGACGAAGTTGCTGTCGAGTAAGGGCATGAATATCCGTATGCCGAAAGTGTATCATGTATCTTCCGGTGATGCATTGGTTAAGCTGGCTGAGTCGCTCGACAACCTGCAAGAAGGTTTTGTGGTTGTTGATCACAATACAGGCAAGCGTGTGAAGTGCAAGTCGTCGCATTATGTTCTTGTGCATCAAATGCGTGGCAACGGTACGCCGACAATGAACAACCTGCTTGAACTGGTTGCGAAGAATGAGCAGGATGAATTGTTGGCGTACTTCCCGGAGTACAAGGTGTTCATTGACCCTGTTGAAGATGCATTGAGACAGCTGAAACTTGAAGCGAGCCTACTTTACAATCATGTTAAAGACATAGAGTCACAAAAAGATTTCGCAATCAGAATTCTGTCAGTTGTTGATCCGTGTCTTTCTCCGATACTTTTCAAAGCTCGCAAAGATAACGTTTCAACCGAACAAGCATTCATGTCGTTGTCGTTGTCGCAGCAATGCAATTTGATTGAGAAATTCGTTGGTGGTAAATGGACGTTTAGGGAGAAGTGAAATGACATTAGACAAGTTGATTGATGAGGTCGGCCTCATTGAACTAACCGATGCTGACATTGAAGAAATGCAAGCACGAATAAATGAAGCAGACGAAATCTTCGCAGCGGAAGCAGAAGCAAAGCGAATAACAATTGAGTGGCTTAACTACGAATATACGGTGTAAAATAATGAAAGCAATTATAACTGTTGGTGTGTCTGCATCTGGAAAGACTACATGGGCGAAAGCACAGAGTGGGTTTGTTGTCATTTCTCGTAATGACATTCGCCGTGAAATTCTTGAAGTTCGCCACAACCGCCAACTTCGCCCAGGTGAACTTTGGAAGTTGTGGAAGTGGAAAGATGAGAACTTGGTAACTGCAAAAGTTGATACTGATATTGCGTTCTTAGCCGATCGTGGTCAAGATATCATTGTTGCTGATACCAATTTGAATACTAAGCATCGTGATGCTTTGGCTTTGAAGTTGAAGTGGTATGGGTATGAGGTCGAGTACAAGCATTTCACTGTGACGTTCGAGGAAGCAATTCGGCGTGATGCTGGCCGAGCTGATGGTGTTGGTCATTCTGTCATTTGGAAGCAGTTCAAGCAATGGTACGATGCTATGGGTGGTACTAAGTATGTGCCTGACACATCTTTGCCGAAAGCAGTTATCTTCGACGTTGATGGTACGCTTGCTAAGATGAATGGTCGTGGCCCGTTTGATTGGCACCGTGTCGATGAAGATGACGTTCGTGAAGAAATCGCTGTCATGTTTCAAGGTTTCAAGGCAGCAGGTTACAAGATGATTGTTTTGTCTGGTCGTGATTCTGTTTGTTTCGACAAAACCAGCAATTGGTTGGCCGACAACGAAATCTTCTATGACGAGATGTTCATGCGTGAAGAAGGTGACATGCGGAAAGACAACATCATCAAGGAAGAGTTGTTCTCTGAGCATATCGCCCATAAGTACAACGTGAAGATGGTTGTTGATGACCGCCCGCAAGTTGTGCGTCAATGGCAATTGATGGGTCTGCCTGTTGCTGCTGTTGCGAACCAGTATGAAGAATTCTGACTGGAACGTGACCAAGAACGGAACCGGCCCATTTTCAGACTGGGATTGGGACAGAGATTTTCCTGTGAAGGATGATTTCTGTCCCCTCTGCGGTCGTGAATTGGGTGACGTTTGGGACGAACATCACCTTGTCCCCAAGTGCAAGAAAGGTAAAGAGAAATTCAAAGTTCATGTTGTGTGTCATCGCAAAATTCATTCATTGTTTTCTGAGAATGAGTTGCGTGACTATTACAACACATGGGAGAAGTTGAAAGAGAATTCTGCCATACAAGATTTTATCAAGTGGGTTCAGAAACGTCCGATTAATTATGTTGATTCCAGTAGGAGAGCTAAATGATTACGCAACACTATAAAGTAAAAGCAATTCCCGCAATTCTTGAGAATGCCAAGCCGGGGCATTTTGTGTATGAGGACAATGATGCTGATATTCCGAAGGGATTCATTGACTTCGTGTCTGACTGTGAAATGGCAATTATGCTGTTCGAACCCGAAGAACTCCGAGGATTTGAATATAAAGTCATTGCTCCTCTGTGTGATTGGGAGACCAGACTGCAGGAAATCATCGACAATGATCCGGAAATGAAAGAAGTTTGGGACTTGGTGTGGAAGTGAAAGGCATAAATAATAATACCGATCTCGAGTCATTCATAAAGGCCCTTCAAGAGGCCAATTCTGAGCATTTTTTATCGCTTAAAGGTTCAGGGCAATTGGGGATCGGTTGTGGTTATTGCCCGCCTAATGTTTATGTAAAAAGTAGCACAGGCGCTTACGCACCGGCATGCGTAAGACTCGACGCAACTCTAGGAGTTGTGGTGGAAGAGAAGGAGTAAAAATTGTATAAGATACCAAAACGGGAAGAGTACTTCTACCATGATGGCAAATTCTACATGAAAAGTAAAACAGCAAAAGGAATAAAGTTAGGCGCATTAATAGGGTTCATTGTGACGTTCTTATTTGGAACGTCCACTGTCGGCAGTCACTATATGCCAGGCCCCAAAGCAGTATTCTATAGTACAGCAGAGAACAATTTGACCAACTACATACAATCAGTGAACAAAAATGTATCATACACTGATGCAGTTCAGATTGTTAAATCAACAATGAAGTGGGCGAACGAGTTTGAATTAGATCCCGCCCTTTTGATCGCAATTCAAGAAGTTGAGTCAAAATTTAATAAGCATGGTATAAGTTCGGCAGGTGCAATGGGACTGATGCAAGTCATCCCGTCATGGCACTTGAGTAAAATGAGTAAGGCGATTGCTGATGTTGGTAACCCTGAACCATTCAATATCAATACAAATATATACCTAGGATCATGGGTACTAAAGTTGTGTATGAAGCAATTCAATTTGACAAAAAATGCACTTCTTTGTTATAATGGTTCTAATGCTAATCCCAATGGGTACGACGTAAAAGTAATGCAGGCGTACAACATGGTGAAGAAAGTGATGAAAGGGAGCTGAATGACAGGAAAGTTTGTTAGTACCAAAACATATACTGCAGAACGTGGATTTGCTGTTGCATACAGACAATGGAGAGCAGAATCTCATTGTCGATTGATCCATGGCTATAGTCTAGGATTTCATTTAGAGTTCGAGTGTGATGAAAACGATCTCGATGCCCGCAATTGGTGTGTTGATTTCGGTTCATTGAAGTCGTTCAAGGATTTTTTGGAAGATCATTTCGATCATACATGTTTGGTTGCTCAAGACGATCCCGAATTTAAATTGTTCGAGGAAATGCATCACAAGAAACTCATTAAAATGGTGGTTGTCGAAAAGACAGGATGTGAGGGTTTGGCTAAATTTCTTTTTGACTATCTGGATGAAATTTGGATTCCAGAAAACGGTTATAGCGACCGAGTGAAAGTTCGTAAAGTCGAAGTTAGAGAAACACCTAGCAATTCTGCAATGTTTATAAGGGAGTAATATGGATATAAAAGTGATAAAGCTTGTGTCAGGTGAAGAACTGATTGCAAGTGTCAATGAGAACCTTTCTGGTCAAATTTCGTATGTCAAGCCCCGTGTGTTTGTTATGCAGCACAATCAAAGTGGGCAAGTTCAAGCAGCTTTGGTGCCATATATAATGTCTGCGCCTGACGAAACCATCGAAATAAATGCAAGTGCTATCGTTTCGATTGTTAGTAGTGTGTCGAAGCAACTTGAGGATGCGTATCTACAACATACGTCGAGTATTGATTTAACAGCAGCAAAACTATAAGGAGAGTATTATGGGTGATTCTTTTGACGAGAAGTATGCGGGCATCAATGCATACGAAGGCGGGTTTATGGTTTCCTTTGGTGGCAAAACCGTTATTGTAACATCATTGAACAAAGCAATTAAGCTTGTCAGGGAATATCTTGCAGTACCTGGCACAACTGAAGGAGAGTAATTTGAAAAAGACAATTCTAGCAACACTTTTGGCAGCAGCATCATTCGGCGTATTGGCTAGTGAATTTGGCTCAGTCGAATACACCCCAGCCGTTAAGAACAAGACTACTGGTCAGATCGCTTCTGATCAAACCACAGTCGTAGTCGGAACCTCAGCATTGAAGTTTGTTACTGTTGATGGTAAGCTGGATGTGACCCGCAACCGTGGTAATGGTCTTCTGACCAATGATGCACAAGTTCGTGGCACCATTAAGATGCCAATTGGTCAGAATTTGGACGTTTGGGGTCGTGGTGGTGTTGGTCGTTCCTTCACAACTGGCAACAGCTACGGATTCTATACCTATGCAGGTGGCGCTGATCTTAAGCTGTACGACAATGTCACTGCATTCGCATCTGCCGAGCGCAACAACTCATTCAAGGCTGGCAATCCACACTCGACAGCTTATGAGCTTGGTCTAGGGTATTCTTTGACCAAGAAAGATACACTTAGTGCATCATATGTCCGCACACTGGGCGATATTGACACTGGTGGTGTTAAGGTGGGATATTCCCGCAGTTTCTAAATTTGATAGGAGATCTATATTATGGCAAAGAAAATTCGTGTAGGTAATCAAGTAACCCTTCCAGCCGGTACCCGTGTAACCATTAATGGTGAAACGACTCGCCGCATCCGTGATACCGTTGTGACTGTTCGTGACATTGAGCAGACCCGCACTGGGAACACGAAGGTCATCTGGAAGAGCATGGGTTACCGTGCATCTGCAGTATTGAAGTAACATAAATAGTTTTGTAAAAGGATAGGTTCAGCAAATATCTAATCATAGATAACTTAAAACATGCAAATGTGGAGAGTTCCCGAAGGGGATGACATCTGGAAAGACAGATGGCAGTGTGGAAAGACATACTGAATTTTGTGGTGGCAAAGAAATCATATGACTGACGGAAAGACGTCTATAGCGATAACGATCGGAAACCCCATCCTGACAAAAATATTTTTGAAAAAGTGCAAGATTTGAGTGAAGTAGGCATATATAATACATGAACAACGAAAGGGCAATGATGCTACAGCAACTAAAATTATCGATATCAACCTCACAAGAGCATAATGCACTCGTGTGGTTTCCTATTGGTACATCATATGCCAACCGCGGAGATTGCACATCGTAGGGCCCTAACAGAATTATCGCATCAACCAGGGCCCGATGAACACAAATCATCGGGCTTTTAACTAATAAATCAAGGAGTTACTGAATCGATTGACACAAAGTGAAATTTTGTTATACTTGGTACATCGATTGAATTTACAAGGTAGGACGAAATGAAACGAAATCCAGTAGCCCGAGACCTGCGTAGCCCGAAGTATCGGATGCGTGTGGTAGCTTCGAAGAAGGGCAAGGGCAGCTTCAAACGTAAGGAAAAACATCAGTCGGATCAATAAGTTACAGATTCGATTGACAGAAAAAGAAGTTTCGAATATAATGTGTTTTCAATGTTGCAAATGAGAAGGAAATTAATCATGAAGTGGCATCGAATGTAAGGATGGTCAAGTCGGGATTCGTCGGACCGTACATCAGAATCCCCGGTTTATGGAGCTCGTAACATAAACTGCTAGGGTAATGTCAGAAGTTCCAGGACATAGCGAGTGTAGGACCTGATTGGCAACGTGGGCCAGTGATTGTCAGGTTAAATAAAAATCAGAACGGGCGTGCTGTGGGATGGAGTATCTAATGTGATACGAAAAAACCAGCATTAGGTCTCGGGAGAAATGCCTGAGACCACATTTTTAAGTGCATTCTGTGTACTTAAAAATGTAAATTTGTCGGAAACACATCTTGGATTCGTCGGGAGACAGTAACTGAGATGTGCGGATAAGATAGTAGCGGGCGGTACCCGAGCGTGCCGAAAACGCCATGAGGGGCAAAATACCCAAAGTGGAGTACGTGTTCCTGGGAATTCAGACAATTAAATTATGCTGTTATAGACCGATATGGATACGGGGCAGTCTGTAAAACTGTCGCCCTCTGGGCCAGCTAGGTTCGATTCCTAGTAGCAGCACCAAGTTTGAGGTTGTTTAGTGGCGTCGCTAAACGTAGCTAGGCAATTTGTTGTTGATGTATGGCTGCATACTGCTGCTGAATCTGGAGGAAGATGTTAGCGCATTGGGTACTACCGATAAGTGGCGGAAGGTAAGGTTCGAGTCCTTTACACTTAACTCAATTAAACAACGGGGCGCCATGTACCAAGCGGGCGAGGAGCACTTGCAATGCACCTGTGTAGGGTTGAATTCCCTAGCGTTCCACCAAAACTCGGGGTTTATGGGTTACATCAACATTCTGCACTGGCCAGGCGAGCATGCCTGGGTTCGAAACCAGAGTGTGAGCGTAAGATATGTTGGTGGAGGTTCGATTCCTCGGCCTCGTTTCAAATAAGTCAAAGCGTTCCCCAAAACAAGGAACTCAATGATTAATGTCAAGCAGTGCCCGCAACCTGTTGCTGCCGGGGAAATGAGACGGGAATAACACTTAACTAGTATGCCTAGCACGACAGCGCCAAATTTAAGAACAGTTAGGGGTGACGAGTATCGAAACCCTTTGACAGAGAGGAGTGTCATAAAAAGCCCCTCGAAAATTGTATCATTAGCTCACAAGCAACCACAGGACTTGTGTTAAAAAGATGTGGAGTCAGGGACGAATTAAACTAAGTCCAGATATTACTGACAGTAGATCGCTAATGGTTCTTATTACTAGCCGGTCAGTCTAGTTTACTGATACATCACATGACTCTACGCCTAAGACATACAGCTGGGTCGGCGCAATGTGATATACTCAACTGAAAGTGCCTAGGTTGAGCCCTATTCGTATCAACCTGAATCATGGCAGGTATAGCCCATGGACGGTAGCAGAATCCGAGTGTAACCAGAACGCAAGGTTGCGGCGTGAATGAGCCTCAGGGACTAACCAATGAAGGCAAGGAATCTGCAGAGCAGAAATGCTTATTGAGTGTAGGAGGGTTTATTTGCTCCCGCCCATCAGTGCTTGATGGAGATATGCAAAAGTAAGTCGCTTTACTGGACGCTATGTGTCGGTGATGAATTCCGACTTAACGACTGTGCGGTAATCCCGTGGCTGGAGTAACTGTGCAGAGACGCTCGACCGAGCAGATTCGTGATAGAAATGACTTAGCCAGTCGGTCCTGATGCAAACTCAGGGGTGTCCAGTAAAGTGATTTAAATGTAGTTGTATTTTGGCTATTGCGGTAACAATAGCCAAAATACAATTTGTAGTAAGAGCCGACGTGCAGGGCTTATAAAATATTCGCACGCCAGATTTGTAGTTGAAAGAGTTTATGGGGGCTTGACCTCATTACAATAAGTGCAGTGATGCACCCAAAGCAAGGATTCTTACATACTTGCGCCAGAAACGGTTGATTCAAGCAAGCATTGACCTCCACGGTGACGTGGCGTTATCTGATAAGACCGGGTGACGTAAACAGGAAAGATGTGTTGTGGAAATAACGTTTGCTTAAACGCCTGACCCGCAAGGGAAGGGGAACGTTAGCAGATGGAGAGTAACAGGTGGTGCTGACCTCACAACAAAACCAACATCTCAGTGTGTAAGGGAAAATGTAGTGCGATTTGTCTGAGCCTTCGCAAGCAAGGGCTGTCGTGCAATGTTAGTGAACCGAGGGCGCTATATCAAATTGGCGTACAAGGATCGCAAAACATGGTTAAGTACCCGGGAGGGGAAAGACATGAGTCGAAGCGTATTGTGTATCTAACAAGGTATGCAGCGTTTGAGGATGCTCGACTCGGTAAGTTCACTAAAGTTGGCCTAAGGCAGGCCATCTCCCTTTCTAGGAGAAAGCAGTTGGTTCGATTCCAACCTTTTGTACCATAAAATGCAAAGCCATCCTCGGTTTAGTGTGAAAGACATCTAATGCTTCAGCCGCAAGGTAATGAAGCCTTACAATGCTCGCAAGGCGGAGTAAGTTTGTGTCAAGAAGTTCATAGGGCGTCGAAACCCGAACAGCTCGCAAGGCTGGTGGATGAAAAGATACAGAGTAATACTAAACGACGTGCCTACTGCCTGGCACTCAAAAACGGCGATGTTGCTGAACTACCGCATGACCCCTGGAAACATGCATGTGGTGGAAGTCGGAAGAAAAGTCCTCGCAAGGGATTCAATAATATCCGAGGGTTCAGTACTGTTGGTGTATTCTCAGCCTACAGATGCTTTACACAAACACACTGGAATGGGGGACTTGATCCGCCCCGCCAATTAAGGCGCTAGTGTGTTGCTGTAAAGTATGGCCTATTCATATATTGGTATTATATGCGCCTGTCTAGCGCAAGAAGGGAGTTCGATTCTCCCATAGGTCGCCAAACATCGTCCAACTTGCGGATGTCGCTCATGGGAAAGACTGGGGAATACATAACCTAGTATCAGCCTTGAGAGCAAGAGAGTGATGAAAATTCACTCAAGAACAATGGTGTGTCTGATGTAGTGGTAGCACTTCTGACTGTGAATCAGAAAGCGAGGGTTCGATTCCCCGATACACCCCAAATTATGAGGATGCTAGTATTCGTTACTACAATCAGTAACCAGGCTGATCGTCCTCACCAAATGCAATGCCCCGGTGGTGAAACTGGTAGACACAAGGGACTTAAAATCCCTCGCTTATGGCGTGCCGGTTCGACTCCGGCTCGGGGCACCAAAGAATATATCCCTAGGGAGCTCATAAGGACGAGCGTTGTCTTGATAAGGCAGAGGTAGTGAGTTCGAATCTCACACTAGGGACCAAAAGTTGTGTTGCAACTAATGTCGGTGCTCCCGTTCTCCCGACTTAAAATGACCGAAAGGTAATAACGGGACCAAACAATTGCGGGTTGGGTCAGGTGCCTACACCGGCCTCATAAGCCGGATCGGAACAGAGTGCGATTCTCTGGCCCGCTTCCAAATATACTACGTATGACTAATGGCGGGTCATCACCCTTTCAAGGTGATTTGCGAGAGCATAAATGGGTTCGATTCCCATACGTAGTACCATACAATGAAAGGAGACGTCATGCGGACAAGAATAGTTAATATTGGTTCTTGTTCTGGGCGTGACATCCTACTTTCAGATAAGCAAAGAGCATTGTCGTTTTATGATATGTCTGAGGCATATAATTTCAACGGTTCAGTTGCATGTAGTTATTCAGCACCAGGCAAATATGCAGAGCGGCTGTATAACGAAATGCATAATATCATTGATCGTTATCCGAAAATGATTCGATCGCAGTACAATTCTATTGTCAAGCCTACGACTGCATTAACCATGCTGCAAGGCCATCCAATGAATTCAGTATTTCTGCTCGATCCCGGATATGAGATAGGTAACTTTTTCTACGACGGGTTGGAGATGTTTGATATACGATTATCATATTCTATATTCAAAGATAATTTTCCAGACTGGTTGTCAGATGTTGTACTTAAACATTGGCACAAGTTTGATACCAATGACGTCACTATTGCAATGATGCGACAACATCGATTATTTGACTTCATAAGTAAGGTCGATGCAATGAATGTTCATGCAATTGCAGTTGACAACGTTTTTAGTGACAGAATTTTTGTCGAAGATCAAAATGTAGTTGTTCAGAATATGTCGTTGTGTGCTTCTCGTGTGCCATTTTTGACCATGACAAACGATACACAAATGATTACAATGAACATCGAATATGCAAAAGAAGTTATTGGTCAATTTTACCGGATTATGAAACGTGCTATAGGTCGAACTCAAAATATCAAATGGTTTGAAATCGACAACAGCATTTGTTTTGCAGATCCAAAGCATTATTTAGGGTACCATCCAGTTCATCTACATCATAACTGCAGGCGATTGCTGTCAGACAGATTATATGAGATGGTGGATAAAAAGAATTCAGAATTAGTAGTAGAACAGTATTAAAATTCTCCTCATCCGAGAATAAGGATAGTTACAGCAACCATAACAATGGCAGTCAGCGGCAATCTGACATTAATCTATCGTGCAAAAAGCTATCCTGTTAAAACAATTCGGCGTGTAGCGCAGTCTGGTAGCGCATCTGCTTTATATAAATAATAGCATAAGGAGGTTTTATGCTATTATGTAGATTTTGCGATAAAGAATGTAAGAGCGCCAACTCATTAAGAAACCATGAAAGGTTATGTAAAAGTAATCCTGACAAGCAAGAGAGCGGATTCAAGAAATACAACGAGACAGGGCTCAGATGGAATTCGGGACTGACTAAAGAAACGGACGACAGAGTCTTACAGAATTCAATAAAGACCTCTGAGGCATTGAAAAAGAAATTTGCTTCTGGAGTTAAGCTATATGCTCATACAGATGAGTATTGGACACCCGAGAGGCGGAAAGAGAAGTCGGATTGGAGAAAGCAACTTCATATCGATCATCCAGAAATGCACCCAAATAGAAAGTTAGCTGGGAATCGGCATAAGATGACATACCCGGAAAGAGTTGCATACGACCACCTTACTAAATCTGGTGTTATATTTGAACATCAAAAAAAGGTTTTGAAATACTTTCCTGATTTTGTGATTGGCAATATAATCATAGAAATTGATGGGGAAAATTGGCATAATGAGGAAGAAGACAGAATTCGTGACGAAGAAATATCTAAAGAAGGGTATACTGTCTACCGAATTAAGTCGAAAGAACGTATAGAACAAAGAATTAACGAATTACTCCGATTAGTGTAGCCCGGCAACATGCCTGCTTTGGGAGCAGGTGTCGAAGGTTCAAATCCTTCATCGGAGACCAAAATTGTTAGGTCCAAGGTTCGAATCCTTGTACGCCGACCAATATTATCAGTGCGTGGTGACAAGTGGACGTCGACCTGTTTTGGAAACAGGAATATGCCGGTTCGAGGCCGGCCGCACTGACCAAAAACGATCACTGTGCTCTTGTCGTCTAAGCGGTCTAGGACATTTAATTTTCATTCCTGTTTCTAGAGCAGGAGACGTTGGCTGATCACCAATGTTTGAGGATTAAAAAATGCAGGTTCGACTCCTGCTGAGGGCTGCTCATTAGTTTTAACCAGGCGTCAGTGCACGCCTATCATGCAAACGATCCGCCTGAGGCGCAGGATAATCAGTTGCATGAGCCTAATGAGGCACACAAAAGAATACGCCCTGGTGGTGGAATTGGCAGACACGACGGTCTTAGAAGCCGTTGCCGAAAGGTGTGAGAGTTCAAGTCTCTCCTGGGGCACCAAATTAGTAAGAGCACAAGTGTATTGTGCTCCAAGGTGAAGCAGAGTGGTAATGCGCCGGACTGTTAATCCGTAGTTCTTTATTGAACATCCGTAGGTTCGATCCCTACCCTTGGAGCAGAATACATTTTGAGAGGTAGTAAGTTCCGTTCCCCTGTAGCTCAGCGGCAGAGTAGGTGACTGTTAATCACTTGGTCGGTGGTTCGATCCCATCCTGGGGAGCCAATTTTATTAAAAGGAGACGCAGATGCAAACGAAGCAGATGAAGCGTGAAACTGTCAGCAAACTCGCTGCAGTTCGTAATAGCCGTACCCCGGCTCAACAAATCAAGGAACTCGACACTCGCCTTGGCGATGGCGTCGGTGCCAAGAAGGAACGTGCAAGGCTTGCGAAGCTGATGCAAGCCTAAATAACAATATGCGTGGTTAGCTCAGCTGGTAGAGCACCTGTTTGCCAAACAGGAGGCCGCAGGTTCGAACCCTGTACCCCGCACCAGATTTTGCCCCTTTAGTACAATGGTAGTACAGTTGACTTGTAATCATCAGATCTTGGTTCGATTCCAGGATGGGGCACCAACGAATTAGGTAGAGCCAGATGGAGAGGCAGACGTCTGCAAAACGTAATAATCGGTTCGATTCCGAATACCTAATCCAGTTTAGCTTGGCTAGTCACAAAGAGTATGTTTAATCGGGCCGG